GCGATTCAACTAGGAAATTTAAAATTAAAAGAAGAAAAAGTTGATGACTTATTAAAAGGTGCCTCTCCTTGTTTAGTTGCATTAGCGGAACAAGGTATACCGAATGGTCAAAGAAATAATGCCATGTATAATTTTGGCGTTTATGTAAAGAAAAGATTTCCTGGGTCCTGGTCATTAGAAATATTTAAATATAATGATACATACTGTAAACCACCACTAGATAAAAAAGAAATAGACACAATAATTAAATCTATTGATGGAAAAGATTATCAATATAAATGTAAAGATGAACCTATTGCTTCATTTTGTAATGCTAAAAAATGTGTGCTTCAAGAATTTGGTATTGGTGATGATGAAGTTCCAGGTGTAACAGAAATAAAAGAGATACAAAAATATGATTCAGATCCACCTTTATACTATGTGACTATTAATGATGAACAAGTTGAAGTTGACTCATCAGAATTACATGAACCAGATAAATTTTCTTTAAAATGTTTAGAACAAATTGATCAAGCGATGCCACCAGTTGGCAAACTAATTTGGAGAAAGGCAATAAACAAATTACTTAAAGATACCATTCCTATTGAAGCTCCACAGTCTACAAAAATTGATACACAACTAACAGAATTATTAGGGGATTATATAAATAAAATACCTGGTAAGGACTGGAAAGATATTCTTCGAGGTCTATCTTATACAGAAGATGGAGTAAGTTATTTTAAATTCAAAGACTTCTGGAAATTTATAATTAGATCAAAGTCATGGCCTGATAAACAATATCCAAAACAAAAAACTGCAAGACTCTTAGAAGTATTATTTGAAGCCGAAGAAGTACCAGGGAAAATAAATAATAAGAGCGTGAGATATATGTCTCTTAAAACACTTAAATTAGATAAACCGAATACAAGAAAAGATAAAATGAAGGAGCCTCCGTTTGCATAGAATTATTATACCGGGTCCTCCAGGTACCGGTAAAACGCATAGGCTTATGTATTACTTGGATGAAGAATTAAAAAAAACTGAAGCGGATAAGATTGCATATATTGCTTTTAGTAATGCTGCAGTAGAAGAAGCAGATAGAAGAATTAATAATGATAATGTATATGTGAGCACCATGCATTCTATGGGTACTCACGAACTTGGAATTACTACAAAGACACAATTATTAAAGAACGAGAAATGGAAAGGTTTTAAAAACTTTTCTAGGATATGTGCAAACTTATCTTTTGAATCCCGTATAAACGAAAATGGTTATGTAGAACATACAAACCCCCATATGAAAATTATTGAGTATGCGAGAAATAAAAAAATATCTTTAGAAGAAGCAGCCATACAATTAGATTTACATTACTCGGGAGATATCTGGTTAACAGAACAAATAAATGAAGATTTAAAAACTTATAAAGCTAGCACAGAGATGATTGAATACTCTGATATGATTTCAAAGTTTGTCGAGGAGGATAAATGTCCACCACTTCATGCTGTCTTCCTCGATGAAGCCCAAGACCTAAGTCCTCTGCAATGGGATATGTTCTTTTACATAGAAAGTAAGTGTGCTCGTTCATACATTGCAGGGGACGATGATCAAACTATCTATACCTTTCAAGGTGCAGATCCAAAGATATTTATAGATTTAAAAGGAGAGAAAGATCCACAAATACAATCAAGAAGAGTTCCCAGAAAGATACATGCATTAGCTGAATCTATTTTTCCACATATGACAGAACGTTTGGACAAAGAATGGAAACCAAGAGATGCTGAAGGTCAGGTTTTTGAAGATGTAATAGTTCAAGATTTAGATTTTACTAAAGGCAACTGGATGATTCTAACCAGAACAAACAAAATGTTAGAACCTTTACGTGAGCATATGTATAGAATTAATCAAAGGTTTGAAGCTAAGCATCAAGAGATTTTACCTAAAAGAATGCTTAATGCATATAGAGTTTGGATAAGATTAAACCAAGAGGCTTTTGTAAATAAAGAAGATGTAAAAGATTTATGGGACTACTTAACTGTAAAACAAGGACACTTAACTAGAGGTTATGCTGGTGGAAAAACTTTAGAAACAATAACTTCAATAGATTTAGAAGGACTAAGAGCTGAACACGGGTTGCTAGCAGCGGGGAACTGGGAGCTTTTAAATTTTCCAGACTCAAGTAAAGACTACATTAGAAGCATTCTAAAGAGCGGTGATGATCTAATGAAACCTGCAAGAATAAAATTATCTACAATACATGGTGTAAAAGGAGAAGAGTGCGACAATGTCGTTTTGCATACTGACCTTGAGAGAATCATATATGAATCAGCGCAAAAGAATGCTGATTCAGAACATCGTTTATTTTTTGTAGGAATTACTAGAGCTAAAGAAAATTTGTATTTGGTTCAACCCACATATGAATATCAATATAATATTGGAGCACCCATTGTATGAAAAAGAAAAGTGTATGGGATAAACAGATTGGAGGAAAACACTATCGAACTTTAAAAATTCAGCCGAGTAAATTTGTAGTCGAGAATAAATTGCTTTTCCCTGAAGGATCAGCTATAAAGTATATCTGTCGACATTCACATAAAGGAGGAAAGGAAGATTTACTAAAGGCTATACATTTTATTGAAATGATTATTGAAAGAGATTACAAATGAAAATACCGTATGTAGATTATAATCAATTTTATCCTAAAAATATTCCTGAATGTGAAGAAACATGGGCGCCTAAGGAATTAAAACTAATTAGTAAGTTAAACAAATTTGTTAAAGGTAAAGTTGAAGGAAACTATTGTTATAAACACGGTACTGTTCTTGAAGAAAAAACTAAACCTGTAAAAGAAAGATCTTGGAAAAGACAATATTTAAGAGAAGCTGTAGCAGGATGTAAACAAGGTTTAGAAATAGGATTTAATGCAGGACATAGCTCAGCTATTATTTTAATGGCTAATGATCAAATAATTTTAAACTCAATTGATATCTGTCAATACAAATACACTGTTAACACAGCTAGGTTTATGTATAAGTATTGGAAAGGTAGATTTGGTTTTTATGCAGGGTCTAGCCAAGCAGTAATAAAAAAATATGATTTTCCAAATTTAGATTTTATCCACGTTGATGGTGGTCATGGTGTTGCCGATTTTTATTTTGATATTGATTTTTGTGAAAGAAATTTAAAGCCTGGTGGGAAAGTAGTAATAGATGATGCTTATCTACCAGACTATATGAAATATATTGGTTATAAATTACAACAAAAAGTTTTTGCTTTACCTAAAGATGTAAGAAAATCTTCCGGAGAAAATTTATTGTTAATAAAATTATGATGTTTGAAGCACAAAAAGAATGGAGTTGCCCAGAAGAATTTCCTGATTTAAGTCATGCAAAATATATTGCTATTGACTTAGAAACTAAAGACCCGGAACTTAAGTCTAAAGGTTCAGGAGCTATACAAGGAGAGGGTGAAATTGTAGGTATCGCTGTAGCTGTTGAAGGATGGTCAGGTTATTATCCTATTGCGCATGAAGGCGGAGGAAATTTAGATAAAAGAATTGTACTCGAATGGTTTAAAAAAGTTTGTGCTACAGATGCAATAAAAATATTTCATAATGCTATGTATGATGTTTGCTGGATTAAAGCATACGGCATACCTGTAAATGGACATATTATGGATACTATGGTTATGGCCTCTTTAATTGATGAGAATAGATTATGGTACACCCTTAACAGTATATCATTTGATTATTTAGGAGAAGTTAAAGATGAAAAAACATTAACTGAAGCAGCAGAGTCATGGGGAGTAGATCCTAAAAAAGAATTATATAAATTACCAGCAATGTATGTAGGTAACTATGCAGAGAAAGATGCAGTATTAACTTTAGAATTATTTAAACATTTATCCAGAGAACTTAGAAAACAAAACTTAACTGAAGTGTTTGATTTAGAAACACAATTATTTCCATGTTTAATTGAAATGAAATTTAAAGGCGTTCGGGTTGATATCGAATGCGCTCATAAATTAAAAGAACAGCTGTCCACACAAGAAAAACAATTATTATTAGACATAAAAAAAGAAACACAATTAGATTGTCAAATATGGGCTGCAAGATCGATTGCCAAAGTTTTCGACAAATTGCAACTGCCTTATACCAGAACTTTAAAAACTCAGTCACCATCATTTACTAAAAACTTTCTTTCCACTCATGAACATCCTTTAGTTAAGAAGATAGCAAAAGCTCGAGAAATAAACAAGGCTCATACAACTTTTATTGATACAATTATAAAACATCAACATAAAGGTAGAATCCATGCTGATATAAATCCAATACGATCTGATCAAGGAGGGACGGTAACAGGTAGATTTAGTTATTCAAATCCAAACTTACAACAAATCCCTGCTAGAAATAAAGATCTAGGACCAATGATTAGATCATTATTTATTCCAGAAGAAAATCATAAATGGGGTTGTTTTGATTACTCACAACAAGAACCAAGACTTGTTGTACACTATGCAGCTTCAACTGAACCTATTTGCTTTGATGAATCTGTAACCAATATTGTAGATCGATTTAATAAGAACGATGTAGACTTCCATCAAACCGTAGCTGATATGGCTAACATATCTAGAACTCAAGCCAAAACAATTAATCTAGGATTGTTTTATGGAATGGGTAAAGCAAAACTACAAGCAGAACTTGGACTAAACAAAAGAGAAGATGCAGAAGATTTATTTAATCAGTATCATCAAAACGTTCCTTTTGTTAAAGACTTAATGAATTACACATCTAGACAAGCACAAACATCAGGATCCATTGGAACTTTATTAGGACGTAGATGTAGATTTACTAAATGGGAACCAAATCAATTTGGTATGCATAAACCTATGGGTTTTGAAGAAGCTGAAAGAACCTATGGAAGAGGCAGAATTAGAAGAGCGTTTACTTACAAAGCTTTAAATAAATTAATACAAGGATCAGCAGCCGACATGACAAAAAAAGCTATGTTAGATTTATATAAAGAAGGAGTTGTTCCTCATATACAGATTCATGATGAACTAGATATTTCTATTGAGTCAGATGAGAAAGCTAAAAAAATAATCGAAATTATGGAAAATGCCGTTAAGCTAAAAGTACCTAATAAAGTTGATTATGAATCAGGGAAAACGTGGGGAGATATTTATGATTAAAACTCATGATAATTTTTTATCAAATGATATATCTCAATTAGCTTATAATATGGTGATACGATCTTTCTATAAAATAGGGTGGGATGATAGTGCAGAGCCACAACATAAAGCTTATCAAAATTTATATAGTGATTATAGTTTTGAAGATGTAAAAAAATTAAAAATGTTAGGTCCTATATTGGAGAAAGTAAAACCTTACAAACTTAACATAGATAATTATAAAAATTGTGTTGTTAATTTAACAAAACCTTTAGATGTAAATTTTATTCATATACATCCAAATCAAGTAGTTGCTTTATATTACACAAATTTAACGTGGAATCCTGAGTGGGGAGGAGAGACTTTATTCTATGAAAAAAATAGAAAAGATATTCGTTTTTCCAATGCTTATGTTCCTAACAGATTAGTCATTTTTGATGGTGGAATACCCCATACAATTAAGGCCCAAAATTTGATTGGACCTTCATATCGTTTTACGATAAGTTTCTTTTTTAATAGGAATATGGTAGGTTAAAAACAGGAGGAAACATGGAAACATTAAAACACTTATGGACAGATCATAAAAAAATCTGTATTGGAGCCGGTGTAGTACTTGTTATTTTAATAATCGCAGCACTATAGGAATTTATGTTGAATGGCTTATCTGAACGCAAACATTCCTGCGACGTATGCGCAGGTAAGGAGAGAATATCTCTATGACCTTTCCGGACATGTGGGAGAAGCTGAAGACTGTGTCATCTTTGGGATGGCATCAATTTCAGGGAAAGCTATCCTCTTTCATGCAATTATGGAAAATGGAGCGGTATTCTACCGTTTGCCAATCTCTGCATTTATACAAAGAGGATTTGATGTCAAAAAAGTTCCTAGGATGCGACTTGATGAGTTGGAGCTTTGGAATTCTTTTAGTTATTATCCTAGTATTCATACTTTTGATATCCTTTTAGGCCAATCAGGAAAATATATAGGAAAAGATAAGCAATGGTATCACGGTACCTATCTTTTCACGGTTGACTGGGCTCACCCAGAGAGTAATATAGTAGATACGGATCATTCCGAAATACCGCACGAGCATAAGTGCGCACACATACTTGCCTTAAACAATGGTAATTATGCGGCTCAGCCAAACAATCGCCTTATATGGAGTATACCATCTTTAACAGTAAAAGATGAAGTTCCAGATTGGAAAGTACAAACTTCAGATTGGAGTGTTGAGGATACTAGTAAATGGAAAACAGAAGATACGGATAAGTACTTCTACGGAATTGAGGAAAAGGAAAAAAGTACATCCGAACTTTTACAAGAGGGTATGGATCTACAAATAAAAGAGGAAGAAAATGATTAAAAACTGGTGGAAAAAAGTTAAAGAATGGTTCTGGAGAGATTTTTATGGAAGGGACTAAATGTAAAGATTGTTTTTGTAATTGTCATTGTAGTGTGAGCGCACATTCAGATGCGAATGGTGTATGTGCTTGCAGTAAATGTAATTGTAATCCTCAAGGAACTAAAGTAAACAACGATGAGTGTCTCTCATGTCAATAAACGAAAAACAAACTTGCAGTACGCATACCAAAGAAAAAGAAAAATCAGGTATATGTTGTCGCGTAAAAGACGAGCAAGAAAACGCAGAAGCGTTAACGTATGAACACTCTCTAAAAAGTTTGTCTATATATGAGTTAGCTCAGACAAACCCAACT